ATATAAGGCTATGCTTTGAGATGAGGCATTTAGATTGATGATTTCAACTTTTTATTTATTTACGTGATTGTTATTTTTAGCTTTTTAAGTTACTGATATTAACCCTTTTCTTTTAACTATGTTTACTTACAACTTTTCAGGAGAAATAATCACAAATGCAACACGAGGGTTCTGGTTATTAGCAGTAGTGCTAGTAATTTCAGTTGTGTATTATTTTATGCACATAAACGCTATTACTTTGCTTTCCCAATCGGGAAAAGCAGAGCGTATCGCAAGATTTGAGTCGAAGAAGAAGAAGGATCGCAAAGCCAAAGAGCGTAGAGCGATTTCTTTTCAACAGAAGCTTAATTATATTGCAGAATGCAAAAAACATTCTGTTAAAAACAACAACACCAAGAAACAAGTTTCGAATAGGAAATGTCTTGATTCCCAATCAGGGGAGGAAGAACAACCTAAACGAAATTATTTGAACGAGTTTATTACTTTTTATTTACAGCTCTTTAAATGCTTGTTTATTTTTCTATTTTGGTATGCACTTAGCTTCTTATTTAGTATTATTGTAAGAATTTGTATTGAGGCAGTTAAGAGCCCAAAAATGAAGAAATTAATGGAGGATTTAGGAATTCCAGATTTGGCTAATCCTAATACTACATATGGATATGTTTATTCTCCGTTCAAGGAAGCAAAGGATTATTTTAATAATTTTATGTCTTCTCAATCAGGTGAAAACTTGGATGAAGAAGATTCAGAGAAATTTAAAGAATTCTTTGGCAAGAGCAAGAAGTGGCTTGTTGAAATTTATAAGTTTGTCACATCGAAGATTGATTTCGATTTTGATAAACATTATACCACTTTAGGATATTTACGAGCGTGTAAATTAATTAAACAATTAATTTTGATTTTTGACATTTTGGTCTCATTGGAAATTTTAGAAAATTTTTCAATTGAGATTAAAGGACATAAGATCTTTACACCTAGTAAATTAGGAAAGAAAACTAAACCATTTGATTTATTAGATGCATGTTATGAATTTTGTTCCTTATTTGTAAAAGCTTGTCGAGCCTTTCCCGAGAAGGGCTTTAAAGCTTTTTACGAGGATGCCATTAATGGTGTTTTTGAGGAAGATTATGCATATGTTTTAGCAAGTTATATCTTGTTTGAGACAGGCAAAAATTGTGATGTCGATGATATTAAAGAATACGATTTACGTTTACAGAGGGCTATTGATACAGCTACAACTAGTATTAAAGCTAATTCTGAAAAAGCTTATTATACTCCCAAATTGAAGGAGTTGAAAATTTTACAAGCAAAACGTATTGCTTCGCAGAAAGATTTTATTAGGATGAAACCTTATGGAATTCTTTTGTTTGGCGGATCGTCAGTAGGAAAATCGTCGATAGCAAATGCTGTCTCACGTTATATTTTAAAGGTCAATGGTTTCCGTGCATCATCTGATTCTGTTGTAGTTTTGAATGAGGCTGATAAATTTCAGTCTGAATTTCGAACACATCATACAGGAGTTATATTAGATGATTTGTGTAATAGTACTGTTGAGACTACGGAAGGAAATCCGTTATTGAAGGTTATTCAATTTATTAATAATTCTCCGCAAGCTGCATTAAATCCAAATGCTGACTTGAAAGGGAATATTATGATTGAGCCTAGAGTTGTATTAGCTACTACAAATGTAAAAGATTTGAATGCTAGTCACTACTCTAATGAGCCTTTATCGATTGCCCGTCGTTTTGATGTTACTGTTACGCAAACAGTGAGGAAGGAGTATCAATTACCAGATTCTGTTATGCTTGATTCTGCTAAGGTCGAAAGAGATTTTACAGGAATTGCATATCCAGATTTTGCGCAATTTACGTTGGAAAGACCTATTTTGCACTCTGGTAATATTCGTCAAGGAACCAGCAATAAGGAGCGTGTCACCTATGTACCCATAGTATTTAAGGGTAAGGAGATGTGTAACGTTAGTTTGCGTGAATTTCTAGAATATTTGCAGGTAGATACTGCGAAACATTTTAGAGAACAACGCAACTTTGTTGAGACTCAGCGTAGTAATGTTGATGTACAGTTGGACGACGAAGGTTTTCCAATTGATATTGACAAAGTTAATGATACTCTTGATTCCGAATTTGGACTTCTTGATAGTGTTTTTCAAAAATATTATGATTTGGAAACATTAATTTTCAAGAAATTGAGCGAGTTAGTATTTGTTATTTTAAGTACTAAATTATGTCGGAATTGGATTATTGGTAAATATTGTGTTGACCTTTGTGTCAAAGCAATTTTTATGTACACGATTTGTTTTATGTGTATTACACACCATCCGAGAATATTTGTCGTATTATTATTAACCGTTCAGATTCAACAATGGTTGCTTTATAAGGCGTTGTGTTATGTAGTAAAATACAAGATACAGCGTATGAAGAAACCTAGTGATTATCTAAAGGAAATGACCATGTTCGATAGAGCGAGGTTTATTTCTTTACTTGGTGGTGTGTCTGCTATGACCATGATTGGTTCTGTCATTAAATTAATTTATGATATG